ATGTTATTCAAACTCCCACTTGCAGGCTCTGCGTTCAAAAAAGTTTACTATGATCCAATTATGGAACGACCTTGTGCCATGTTTGTGCCTGCAGAAGACTTTGTTGTTTCCTATGGTGCGTCTGACCTTATGACATGTGAAAGGTACACACATGTTATGAAGAAAACATCAAACGACATAATGAAACTGCAGAATAATGGATTTTATCGTGACATAGACTTGCCAGATCCAGAACCTGATATGTCAGATATACAAGAAAAATATGATGAGCTAGATGGAGAAACCTCCACTATTGAAGATGATGACAGGCATACTCTTCTTGAAATGCATGTTGATATGGAAATGCCAGAGCCGTTTGATGAAGAAGATGGGATAGCAAGACCTTATGTGATTACAATAGATAAATCATCAAGGGAAATATTATCTATCAGAAGGAACTATTACGAAGATGACAAAAAGAAAAGAAAAAGGCAATACTTTGTCCACTATAGGTATCTCCCCGGGCTGGGCTTTTACGGAACAGGACTTATACACCTCATCGGAGGCCTTGCAAAAAGCGCAACCTCAATACTTAGACAGCTCATCGATGCCGGTACGTTGTCGAATTTGCCTGCTGGTCTTAAGGCTAGGGGTCTTCGTATCAAAGGTGATGATTCGCCTCTCATGCCGGGTGAATTCCGTGACGTTGATGTCCCGGGTGGTGCAATCCGTGACGCTATTACTTTCATTCCTTACAAAGAACCGTCATCGGTATTGTACCAATTACTTGGAAACATCGTTGACGAAGGAAGAAGAATAGGGTCGGTAGCCGATATACAGGTTGGGGACATTAACGCCCAAGCCCCTGTAGGGACAACTCTTGCATTGATGGAAAGGTCAATGAAAGTTATGTCTGGTGTTCAAGCCAGACTTCATGCAGCATTAAAGAATGAGCTTAGACTGCTTGCTGCTGTTATTAGAGATTATATGGATGACAGTTATGCTTATGAGATGGAAGGAGATTTTTCCAGAACAAAAGATTTTGACAAAAGAATTGATGTTATTCCAGTATCTGATCCGAATGCAGCAACAATGTCACAAAGAGTTATGCAATATCAAGCAGCACTTCAACTGGCACAACAAGCACCGCAGTTATATGATATGGGCAAACTCCATAGACAAATGCTCGAAGTTTTAGGCATCCAAGATGCTAGTTCAATTATTAAATTACCAGAGGACATTAAACCAGCTGATCCTGTAACAGAAAACATGGCAATGCTTAAACAAGAGCCAGTTAAAGCTTTTAAGTATCAAGATCACGAAGCTCATATTAGAGTTCACATGGCTGCAGCTAATGATCCAAAAATAAAAGAAATGGTAGGTCAGTCACCTTTTGCTGGTGCAATACAGGCAGCTTTATCAGCGCACATAACAGAACATGTGGCATTCCAATACAGAAAAGAGATTGAAAAGAATCTTGGCGTTGCTATGCCTAATGAAGAAAAGCCATTGCCTGAAGATACAGAAGAAGAATTGTCAAGAGTTACCGCAGAAGCTGCTGAAAAGCTTTTGAAATCAAACAATGCAGAAGCACAACAACAAGAAGCGCAGAAACAACAGCAAGATCCTCTTACTCAAATACAGCAGAGAGAATTGGCAATAAAAGAGCAGGAGCTAGAACACAAAAAACAAATGGATATAGCAAAGCTGGAGCTTGAGGCGCAGAAAGCGATGATGAATGATAAAAATCAAACCGAAAGATTGGAATCTGAAAACAAGAGAGAAGGTGCGAGACTTGGTGTTGCCCTTACAAAACATTCTTCAGACGCTCAAATTCAATCTCAAAAGATTAAAAATGAGGCTGTTGCAGAAGGTACTAGGCTTGCGTTAGAAACAGTTAAAGATCTTACAAATGAGTAAAAATGAAACTGTATACACCTACATTATTAAAAAAATTAGAGAAGAATCGGATGCCGTTTCTTTTCATTTGGCTTCAGGTAGAGTAAAAAACTTTGAGGAATATCAAAGGCTTGTGGGAAAGATAGAAGGTTTATCTATATCAATAGAATTACTTGAAGAGGCTGAAAAAAGATATATAGAAGATTAGGGGCTTTTCAAATCGTCAATAGTTGTGTATATTTAAAATAACGTTATTTCAGACGCTTGAGTCTGCAAGGTTACGGTGAACCTAAATCACTGCAAAAAGGAACAGAGATGTACTCTGCAGAAAAAATAGAACTAGACGAAGATACTACTCGTAAATTACCTGAACCACAGGGCTATAAATTACTAATAGCAATACCAAAATTAGAAGAAAAAACTAGTGGTGGCGTTATTATTCCAGACAAACTAAAAGGAATGGAGCAGACAGCTTCTATTATAGGGTTGGTCATAGCAATGGGAAAAGCTGCGTACAACGATGCAGACAAGTTTCCGGATGGGCCATACTGTAAAGAAGGTGATTTTGTGATATTTAGATCATATTCTGGAACAAGATTTAAGCTTAGAGGCGAAGAATTTAGGTTAATTAATGATGACACAGTTGAAGCTGTTGTCGATGATCCTAGAGAATATACGAGGGTATAATGGAAAATACAGCAGAAAAAATAGAACAAGAAATTGAAATGGAAAGCCAAGACCTTGAGATAGAGGTTGTGGATGACACACCTGAAGAGGATCGTGGTAAACCAAAGAGGGCAGAAAATATACCTCCGCAAATACCAGATGATGATGAGGTTTCTAAATATTCTGGTGACGTACAAAAAAGAATTAAGCAATTAAAATATGAGTATCACGAAGAGCGTAGACAAAAAGAAGAAGCTAAACGTCTAAGTGATGAGGCTATCACCGCCACACAAAAGCTCATGGAAGAAAATAGGAAATTAAAAAAGACCCTTGATGATGGAGAGGGTGTTTTAGTTGAGCAAGCAAAAGGCAGAGTTCAGGCTCAACTAGAAAAGGCAAAGCAAGAATATAAAGAGGCATATGAGGCTGGTGATTCAGACAAGTTAATTGAGGCTCAAGAAAAATTAAGCACAATACAAAATGAAAAGTATAGGGTAGATAACTACAAGCCCCCAGTAAGAGCAGTAGAGCCTGAAGTTTCTCCTCCACAACAGGCTCCTGCTCAACCAAAGGTACAGGAACCTACAGGGAAAGATAAGGAATGGCTTGAAGCGAATAGCGATTGGTTTCAAAAAGAAGATCATGAAGATATGACAGGGTACGCTATGGGTGTACACCAAAAGCTAGTCAAAGCAGGATTAAATCCTAAACTAGACACAGAAGAGTATTATAGAAGAATTGATGAGGCTATGGGAAAAGCTTTTCCAGAGCATTTCAACTCAAACAAGCAGAGTGTTGAGACAGAAGAGGTAGAAGCACCTCAACGTTCTGCTGGTAACGTGGTTGCCCCAGTTAATAGAAGTGCAAAAAAACCACGCAAAGTGCAGCTAACCTCCACCCAGATTGGACTCGCTAAACGTCTGGGAGTTACACCTGAACAATATGCAGCGCAATTATTGAAGGAGTCAATATAATGGCTAATAGAGATTCACGCACACTTGAGACTAGAGAAACTACAGAACGTAAAGTAACTTGGAAACGAGCAAATGCTTTACCTGACCCCGATCCACAAGAGGGAGTAGAATTCCGTTGGATACGCACATCAACACTAGGTCAGAATGATAACACTAATGTTTCTTCTAAATTTCGTGAAGGCTGGGAGCCAGTAAGGCTGGAAGATCATCCAGAACTTAAAGTTTTACCCGATGTAGACTCCAAATTTAAGGGTAATGTAGAGGTTGGGGGACTGTTACTTTGCAGGAACTCAAAAGAAAACATGGATGCTCGAAGAGAATTTCATCGCAATGCTACTGCAAGTCAGATGGCAGCTGTAGATAATAATTATATGAGAGAATCCGATCCCCGTATGCCAGTACTCAAACCAGAGAAAAGCACACGCAAATAAAATAAATTTTAACTTTTAACTTAAGGAGACTAATATGTCCGCAACAGCAGCTCCTTTCGGTTTAAGACCAGTTGGAAACATGTCTGGAACTTACAATGGTTCTTTTAGGCAGTATCCAATACTGAGTACTTATTCCACAGGAATAGCTTTCGGTGACGTTGTAAAGCTCAACGATGCCGGATCAACTACCACTATCCAAAAAGATACTGGTACAACTTCAGCAACACCTATAGGAATTTTCTTAGGGTGTAGGTATACTGATCTAAGTACAAGTCAAACACAGTTTAACCAGCAATGGACAGGAACAGCTCATACTAATGCAATGGCATATGTATGTGATGATCCTAACATCTTGTTTGAAATTCAAGCAGATGGTTCTGTTAATGATGATGACTTAGCAGCTAACTGTGCGTTAGTACAGGGTGCATTAAATGCTACTTTAGGTATTTCTAGGGTTTCATTAGACATCAGTACTGCAGCAACTACAGCATCTTTACCAATTAGAATTGTTGATTGGAAAGGTGGTTACGATGGTGATGAAAAGGGTACAGCATATCCAATTATGCTTTGCAAATTCAACACTGGTCATCAACTTGGTATAGGTGCCGTTTCTGGTAACGCACCATCAGCAGCTTAATAGGGAGATTGAACTATGGCTATTTCAAGAGCGCAACTCCTTAAAGAGTTGTTACCGGGTCTAAACGCCCTTTTCGGTCTAGAGTACCAAAAGTACGAAGACGAACATGCAGAAATCTATGACGTTGAAAATTCAGAGCGTAGCTTTGAAGAAGAAGTCAAGTTGTCAGGATTTGGTGCAGCACCAATCAAGCAGGAAGGTGCAGCTATATCATATGATACAGCTCAAGAGTCTTTTACTGCTAGATATAACCATGAAACTGTTGCTATGGGTTTCTCTATCACTGAAGAAGCGATGGAAGACAACTTGTATGACTCACTATCAGCGAGATATACAAAAGCATTAGCAAGAGCTATGGCTTATACTAAGCAAACAAAGGCAGCTTCATTGCTTAATACAGGGTTTGACACTTTCACAAGTGGAGACGGACAATTTCTATTTGACACAGATCATCCGACTGTAGCAGGTGGTAATAACCGTAACAGACCTACATCTGGTGCTGATTTGAATGAAACATCTCTAGAGCAAGCCGTTATTGATATTGCAGCTTTTGTTGACGAAAGAGGCTTATTAATTGCAGCAAGACCTAGAAAACTTATCATTCCACCTGCGTTAATGTTTGTTGCTACAAGAATTCTGCAATCAGAATTAAGAGTGGCTACTTCAGACAACGACACAAATGCATTAAGATCAAATGGGTCAATCCCAGAAGGTTATTCTGTTAACCACTACTTAACAGATAGCGATGCCTTCTTCTTGACTACAGATGTTCCTAATGGAATGAAGATGTTTGTAAGAACACCTATGTCAACTGCAATGGATGGAGATTTCAACACAGGTAATGTAAGATACAAAGCCCGTGAGAGATATTCATTTGGTGTATCAGACCCACTAGGTATCTACGGATCACCCGGTGCGTAAATAAACTATGAAGGGGCGTTAATCGCCCCTTTACTTTTTCCCTTAACAGTTACATTATGTAGCTGACACTTGCCACGATAAGGAGATTTAAATGGCTAACTCAACTTT